AAAACCGAGGCTAGTGTTTCTGTGTATTGGAATCGACGATTCCAACGCACAGTAGCAGATCTGAACGACAGCACGTCACTCGGAGGCCAATGATAGTGGCTTCCCTCTCGAAAAGTGATTAATCTTTTCGGGAGTCTATAGAGAAGAGCGTCGTGCACATAACGCATAATACAGTTTTTAGTATTATGCATATGGGTGTCATGCAACGCACGTGCTACGACTTGCAAATTCGGTATATCTTTTATACCGAGTTTAAACAGGTTCCCACGAAAGTAGGAAACTGAAACGTCGTAGTGCGTATTGCCATTCACTCCAAATAGTAATATGTCCGTACCGCAAGTTTCTCGAAAGAAACCATTGGAACAGCACTTACTATCATTAGGGACTAGGCCGGCCTTAACAAGACCAGACATAACGGTTTTATAGTTACGTCTGTCTATAATAAGGTCGTCACCATAGACGCTAAAGTGGGTATTGCGTTTCTCACTGAAATGAAGAACGAGTGCATAATGCACTAGCGATTCAATCGGAAAGCAAAGCGCACTACCCATAGGGGCAAATGATCGAATCGGAATGGTCGAATGACCATCCGACATGAACCTCGAACGTAATGAGAAAAGGAGTTCACGCCAATCATTTGGAAGAATATTCCAAACGAGCCGGCGAGAAATCATATCAGATGCATCAGACAAATCAATTGTCGAACATGCATATGAAGCCTTAAGCATTACGTCGGTATGTTCGTCTTGAGAGACGAATTTAATGCAATTTGCTGAATTTGCATTAAGTCGAGACATTAGCAAGCTAACGATCGACTGCTGCAAATACTGCATAGTGCACGGTTCACAAGAAATAACGCGGTTCTTCCTGAGGTCCTTAGGGACCTCAACATACCTAGTGATAGGATGAGGAAGGAACGTTAGTTCTTTTCGATTATGCAAGATATGGCGTTCATTGAAAAACAGTAGGGAGATACCACCAGCGCGATCAAGTTGAGGATAGTAATTATCTAACCTCCACTTGTCGAGCCCGCGGTATCCTTCAGCTACTGCTCCCGGACCGTGTCGGCCAGGGAGATCAAGAACGGTGGATGGACAGGGTCCAAGTACGCGTGTACAGATAGATTTTAAGCTATC